CTGCCATAGGTAGCAAGCAAAATATTTCTAGACTCTGTCTTATGCCCCTTTCTAGTAATCTTCAGCAAGCCACTCACTAACTGATTGATATATTCGTCTCGGGGCATCATAATCGCCCTGTTCTACCTGACGTAAGGTAGAGTATGTTGTACCTAGTTTTTGTGCTAGTTCCTTCATCGTAAGACGATTAACTGCACGCTTGACTCTTACCTGTTCTGCCATACTCTCAGTTATAAGCATTTAAACACCTCCTTTTTTAAAATTTTCGAACCAGACGTGAAAAGTAGTAGATAGATGGAGTTTTATCTGGTTGAATTAGCAGGTATAGTTTTCTATACTTTTTCTTGCTACGATTACATTCTAGTATAACTTTCTTTACTTGTCAAGAGAAAAAATTAAATTAAATTATAAATTTTCTATACTTATCTTCAAAATAGTGGTAGAATAAAGAGGAAAGGTAGTGTAAAAATGAGTAGATTGAAAGAATTAAGGCAAGAGAGAAAACTGACACAACAGGAACTTGCTAAACAAATCGGAGTATCAAAACTGACAATTTTAAACTGGGAAAAAGGCGAACACCAAATAAAATCAGAAAAAGCCCAGCAATTAGCGGATATTTTCGGGGTAAGTGTTGGGTATCTATTGGGGTATGAAGATTATAAAACTATTCAAAATGATGCATTTGATAGCTATAGAAATATGGCAAAATTATTACGCACCAACCCAGATTTTAAAAATATAATTTCAGAATATGATGAAACTAATCGAAAAAACGGTAAGCTAAATTTATCTTTTTTTGTACAAGCTGAAAGCCTTCCCATAATCGAACAAGATATTAAGGATCTTATTCTTGAAGAGTGGGAAAAAACTCAACCCGAAGATGATTATGAAGAAATCGATGGGACTCTTTCTGATAATATTTCAAGAATCTATATAGCTCTTGGACAATTGCCAATACTTTTTAAAGATTTTTTCGGTTCTTTTCTAACCCTGTCAACATCTGATAAAAAAATCGTTATGCAACTAGTAAATAGTCTATACGAAAAAAATAAAGATATAGGTATCATAAAAGAGTATACTGATAAAAAATAATTTAGAATTTACTTAGAATTATCTGGTCAAAAACTAAAAAAGAGTAACCCCCCATAGGATTTTTGACACTGAATCAGGAAACCTTACCGAATTAGAAAATGTTATCAATAAACAAGCTTCAAAAGGTTATCGCCTACATACCATCACAACCGCCAATGGTGGAAGTAAAGGATTAGGTGGTGGTGACCGTATCCAAGCCACAATGGTTTTTGAGAAAATTCTATAAAAATTCCCCATCTTTTATTAGAAAACATCAGCATATAGGAGGCTACTTATGAAAAAATTACTAAGCACATCAGCTATTTTACTTTCTGCTACCCTTCTAGTAGCTTGCTCTAACAATCAATCAACTACCAAAGATAGCTCGGAGCAACCAAAAACGGAGCAAAAAAATACTACTTCAACAAACACAAAAGCCAAAGTAGATAACAGTAAATACGATGATCTAATTTCTGAAATCAAATCAAAATTAGATCCTGAATCAACTGGCGCAATAAGCGTTAAAATTCAAAATAACGTAATCGATTCAGATTCATCCGAACCGCATGATACAATCATGATTTTGCTAACTGGAACGGCTAAAGATAGCGCAAAAGAGACTATGGACGCAATCAATTCAAATTCTGCTACAACTAATCAGCAAAATGCAATTACCGTATTTCGGATGTCTATATCTGAGTTTGCTAAAAAATTACCAGACGACAATACTACTCTTTCCCTTGGATATGAAAAATCCGCTGATCAATACGACTTAATCGCAAAATCTTCAAAACAAAAAGATTTTATCCCTGTTGGAGAAATCATCGTAAATTAAAAAACTCCCCCATATTCGCCAATAGAACCCCTCTTTCAACGGTCTATTGTGCAAAAACAGGGGAAATTGAAGAATAGAAAGCCATTTTTACAGACTAAAGCGCAAAAAAACGGCAAAATTGACAAATAGAAAAAGACAAGCCTGCTACTGCTAACTTGTCTGACAATGCAATAAAAGCAACATTCCCAGCGTTGAGTTTTTTCGATACTCAAAAATTTTTAAAAAACAAACTAAAAATATTGACAAAAACTAAAAATTACAGTATTATTAGGCAATGAGAAGAGTTTCTGCTCCCAAGGGAACAGAGTACGCGAAACACTGCCTAGTTCTACTAGGTGGTGTTTTTGTATACAAGGAACATATATGAAACCATTTCAAACATTAGATGAACAAATAAAACTTCTCCAGTCTAGAGGTTTAGAAATAGATAACATAGTAGAATGTAAAAGATACCTTCTAACTAACAACTATTACAACGTCGTCAACGGATATAGTAAATTTTTTCAAACATCAAAAGATAAATTTATAACTGGTGCAGACTTTAGAGAAATAGCTGCAACACACTTTTACGATAAAGAAATTAAATCAGCTTTTTTAAAAGCAATTATAGATGCAGAAAAACACTTTAAATCCGTACTAGCATATCGTTTTTCAGAATCATATCCAAAGCCATACTCTTATCTAGATATTAATAATTTTGAAACACAAAAAGATGCAAAAAGGCTAGCACAAATTACAAATTTAATCAGTATATTAGCTAAAATACTCAATGATTATAATAGGGATAAGCAAAACAATTCTATAAAACACCACTATAAACAACATGGCGTTGTTCCTTTCTGGGTTATCATCAATGAACTTACATTAGGGCAAGCATTTAACTTTTATAGAAATCTAAACACTGATATAAAAAATCAAATAGCTAGAGATTTATCACCATTCTTACAAGAAAATATTGAATACATCCAAAATAGACCTAGTAAAGACCTTTTAAGCGGAAAGGCTTTAGAAAGTATTATTAAAAATATACTAGAAATTAGAAATATCACTGCTCATAATAATAAGCTTTTCAATTATAAATGTCGTGAGAATCTTCCACAACTAGCTTATTTCCACTATTACAATAACAATGCCAATACATCAAGACAATCTGTATATTATGTTTTTCTTGCCTTGCAATGCCTACTTGCTTCCACACAATACGCTCAATTACATAACACCATTATTAAAAGAACCAAAGCTCTAAATAAAAAAGCGCACTCCATTGAAGCCGGCATTGTATTGGATACACTTGGATTTCCGAATAATTGGTATAATATCACCGATACATTAAGATAGAACTACTTGCAATATATGGGCCTTTTCAAGCCCCATATTCGATTTGTTTCCTATTCTGGTACAAATTACCGTCTGACTGCTTAAAATCGAAAGTAGGGGCATTCTCATAGCTCCTCGCATGGTATAAACTCAAAACCTTTTCTATTTGCTTGCCTGCTGATGGAAAAAGGAGTAAAACCATGAAAATTACACAACACACGAAAAAAGACGGATCAGCAGTCTACCGCTCCAGTATCTATCTTGGCATTGATTCTGTAACTGGTAAGAAGGTCAAGACTACCATATCAGCACGAACAAAGAAAGAACTCAAAAACAAGGTCACCCAGGCTAAGGTAGAATTTGAGAAAAACGGCTCTACACGGAAACAACGCTCACATATAACAACCTATAGCGAACTTGTGGACTTATTCTGGCAAACCTATCAGCATACCATAAAGACTAATACGCAGATAAAGATAAAAGGCTGCTTAAATAACTACCTCTTGCCCTCATTTGGTACTTATAAACTAGATAAACTTACACCTGTCATTATCCAAACTCAGGTAAATAAGTGGGCGGATGAGTACAATCAGGACGGAACGGGGTATAAAGAATACAATCACCTTCATGCCTTAAATAAACGTATTCTACAGTATGGAGTTTCTATTCAAGCATTAGACAATAACCCTGCTCGTGATATTGTCATTCCTAGAAAGATAACTAGAGATAAACAAGAAATTAAATACTTTCAAGATCAGGAACTTAAAAACTTTCTCTCCTATCTCGATAACCTGGAGAATACCTTTGTCAATTTCTATGATACTGTGCTTTATAAAACGCTCCTAGCTACTGGACTGCGCATCCGTGAATGTCTGGCCCTGGAATGGTCTGATATTGATCTGCAGAACGGAACGATTGATATTAACAAAACACTCAACATTTTAAACCAGGTAAACACTCCTAAGACAAAATCAAGCTATAGAGTTCTAGATATCGATCATAAAACAGTGCTCATGCTTCGTCTCTACCGAGCAAGACAAGCAGAAAATGGTAGAAACATTGGCTTAACCTATGAGAAAGTATTCTCTGATAGCTTTGACAACTATGTCAATACTCGAAAGGTTGATTACCGCCTACATAAGCACTTAAAAAACGCTAACTGTACTGATTTAGGCTTTCATGCTTTCCGACACACTCACGCTAGTATCTTGCTTAATGCTGGCCTGCCATACAAGGAGATACAGACACGGCTTGGCCATGCAAAAATATCTGTAACTATGGACACTTACAGCCATTTATCAAAAGAAAACCAAAAAAGAGCAGTCTCATTCTTTGAAACTGCCCTCGAAAAAATAAAAAGTTCTTAAAAAAGTCCACAAAATAAAAAAAGCGATACATAAAACCCTTATGTATCAACGATTATAGAATGATTTCGGTATAATTGACTATTATACCGAAATTTTCTCATTTTTAAAAGAAAAAGGGCGCTGGTAAAGGATAATCTTCACCAACTCCCTATT